ATGTCACGTAAATATTTTGGAACTGACGGCATCCGCGGCCTGGTGGGCGTATCGCCGATCACGCCGGACTTCGTCATGCGTCTCGGTTACGCGGCCGGCAAGGTGCTGGCGGGCAGCCGTAGCGGCTCGGCCCGGCCGACTGTTTTGATCGGCAAGGACACGCGCATTTCCGGCTACATGCTGGAAGCTGCGCTGGAGGCGGGCTTTTCGGCCGCCGGCGTGGATGTCATGCTGGCCGGCCCGATGCCGACCCCGGCCATCGCCTACCTGACGCGCGCGCTGCGCCTGTCGGCCGGCGTGGTGATCTCGGCTTCGCACAACCCGTTCCAGGACAACGGCATCAAATTCTTCTCCGGCCAGGGCACCAAGCTGCCGGACTCGGTCGAGCTGGAAATCGAAGCCGCGCTGGACGAGCCGATGGCTTGCGTGGCCTCGGAAAAGCTGGGCCGCGCCAAGCGCCTGGACGATGCGCAGGGCCGCTACATCGAATTCTGCAAGAGCACCTTCCCGAACGAGCTGGACCTGCGCGGCCTGAAGCTGGTGGTCGATTGCGCCCACGGCGCCGCCTACAATATCGCGCCGCACGTGTTCCACGAGCTGGGCGCTGAAGTCATCGCCATCGGCAACAAGCCGGACGGCTTCAACATCAACCTGGGCCACGGCGCCACCGCGCCGGACGCCATGGCCGCCGCCGTGCGCGCCCACGGCGCCGACCTCGGCATCGCGCTGGACGGCGACGCCGACCGCCTGATCATGTGCGACGCCAACGGCCGCCTGTACAACGGCGACGAGCTGCTGTACCTGATGGTGATGGACCGCCTGGCGACCGGCCCCGTGGCTGGCGCGGTCGGCACGCTGATGACCAATATGGCGGTCGAAGTGGCGCTGAAAGAGAGGGGCATCGGTTTCGCGCGCGCCAAGGTCGGCGACCGCTACGTGCTGGAAGTGATGAAGGACAAGGGCTGGCTGCTGGGCGGCGAGGGCTCCGGCCACCTGCTGTGCCTGGACAAGCACACCACCGGCGACGGCATCATCTCCGCGTTGCAGGTGCTGTCGGCGTTGAAGCGCGCCGGCAAGTCGCTGGAGCAGTGCGCCGGCGACCTGGTGATCTTCCCGCAGACGCTGGTCAACGTGCGCGTCTCGCCAGGCTTCGACTGGACCAAGAACGCCGCCATGGTCGCGGAAAAGGAATTGGTCGAGCGCGAGCTGGGCGACAGCGGCCGCGTGCTGATCCGCGCCTCCGGCACGGAACCGTTGATACGCGTGATGGTCGAAGCACGTAACGCCGACGATGCGCAGTCGATGGCGCGCCGCATCGCCGACAAGGTGGAAGCGCAACTGGCAGCGTAAAATTTCAACAGTGTAATAAATCGCCTGCCTGTCATTGACGTAGGGAGGGGCAGGCGTTAGAATACTGTCTTCGGAGTGTGGCGCAGCCCGGTAGCGCACCTGGTTTGGGACCAGGGGGTCCAAGGTTCGAATCCTTGTACTCCGACCAAGAACTTTTAAAACGGGTTGTCGAAAGACAGCCCGTTTTTCATTTCCGCGACGTGTTCTCGTCGCGATATATCTGCCCATAGCTCAGTTGGATAGAGCATCAGCCTTCTAAGCTGAGGGTCGCAGGTTCGATTCCTGCTGGGCAGGCCAGATTCCATTTCCACCCGCTGTACAGATTTTAGCCGTGGTGCGTTTCGCCCGGCTGCGTTGCTGATAGGGCCATGCCAAGTTTGAAAAATATATTGCTGACCTTAATGATCTTGGGGCTTTCTGGAGCAGCGATGTCTGCAGATGCCTTATGCTCTGGAAAATCCATCAAGCCGGTCCCTCCGTCTGTTGCCGTTGAGTCCTTGGTTCGACTCAGCGGTGAGCAATTGATGAATGCCGAGCGCATATTGGGGGAGACGAAGTTGAAAGCGGTTGATCCAGCGCGCATCGGCATGCCGGCGATTTCCGGCCAGGTCCACTATTTGGTTCGTGCCGCGGCTTTTGCACGGGCATCCAATTATTTCAAAGGCAGGATATTGGATCGCACCGTGTATGTGTCGGCACACATGCTGGGCCATGTGCGCGAAGTTGAGCCGGCTGTTGTGACGTTCTCGTCGCCGATTTCGCTTGATGCGGTGGAGTGCGCATACTTCGCAACGGAGTAAGTTTGTTTCGCGGGCAGGGTGTTGCCCAGCCTGGAAGCGAGCGTACCGCACGTTCTCTTTTGTCCCGGTTGCTTGCGACCTGCCTGGTGGCAAGCGATACGCCGCTTGGGCCGGTGCGCCTTGGCTTGCCGCTGGATGCGCTGCAATTTCTGCGGCCGGAACTCTGCTCTGAGGCCGCAGTTTCTACCACCGCTTGAGACCTTAAATCCGGTCCGTCTCCCGCCGCACCACGCGCCCGATGATGATGCACTCACCCTCGCGGCAGCTCTTGCGGCGGTGGCGTTGCTGGTCCTGGTTGTCCGAGGTCAGCCACCAGTCGCCGCGGTCGCGCGTCAGGCGCTTGACCACGGCCTGGCCTTCGTAGTTGACCGCAAACACCACGCCATCCTCCATCGCCGTGTCTGCGGTGTTGATGATCACCAGGTCGCCCGCGTACAGATTGGGCTCCATGCTCTCGCCTTTGACCGCGATGGCGATCAGCCGTTCGGGGATGTAGCCGTGGCGGTCGGCCCAGTTCTTGGAAACGCTTAATTTGCTACCGTCGTAAATCTCTGGAACAGTCTGAAAACCCGTCATACCTGCCGATAGCTGAAGTTGCACTTTGCGAATTTCGTAAAAATCTGGATCGCCCGCATCCGCCACCACCACCTGCCGATACTCCCGTTCGACGCCGCCGCTGCGCTCCCTCGGCTCGCGGCCTTCGTGCAACCATTCGAACCTGACATTGCAGGTCGCCGCCAGCTGGGCCAGCGTCTGCGTCTCCGGGCCTTTCTTGCCCACGCCCTTGAGTATGCGGTTGATCGTCGGCTGCGGTACGCCGGAGGCGCGCGCGAGGGCGCTCTGGGTGGTGAACCCAGCCTCTTTCATAGCTTCATCGAGTCTGCTTGCGATATCCATGGCACGAACTATACGTGCATGAATAAAAATACGCAATAATTTATTCATTCAGGTATTGATTGCCTATCCATTCGCGTATATTCTGTGTCCATGAATAAAAATATTTCGAATTTCCCACGTTCCAACCACCTGCCCATGCCGCTGACGCCGGGCGACTGCGACCTGCGCGACTTCACCTTCATGCCGCTCGATGTGCTGCGGCTGCGCGACAGCGATATCTCGGCCATCGTCAGCGGCGACGAGTTCCGCGCCGCCGTGCTGCTGTGGTGCGCGTCGTGGCATCAGATCCCCGCCGCCAGCATTCCCGACGACGACGTGGTGCTGGCGCAGCTGGCCGGCTACGGACGCGTCGTCCGGGAGTGGAGCAAGCTGCGCGCCGGCGCGCTGCACGGCTGGATCAAGTGCGCGGACGGCCGCCTGTACCACCCCATCGTGGCGGAGAAGGCCAACGAAGCCTGGCAGGCCAAGCGCGCCCAGCGCTGGAAGACCGAGTGCGCGCGCATCAAGAAGCACAACCAGCGCCATGGCCAGGACTTGCCGTTCCCCACGCTGGAAGCATTCCTGGCCGACGACGGCGCGCCGCTGTCCCGCGCCTGTCCCCCGGGACCGGCCTTCCAAGAGACAGAGACAGGGACAGAGACAGGGAAAAGTTTACCAGCCAGAGCACAGGCCGCAGACGACGCTCCGCCACCGCCCATGTCCCGCATCGGCGAGCTGTGCCGGCGACTGCGCCAGCTCGGCATTGCCGCCGCGCCCGGCCTGTTCGCCAAGCCGGGCTGGGCGCCGGTGCTGCAGCGGCTGGACGATGAGTTCATCGTCGCCGTGGTGGCGCAGAAGCTGCGCGCCCATCCCGGCGAACATTTCAGCGCCGCTTATTTCCTGCCGGTCTTGAGCGACTTGGTGCGCAACCCCGGCAAGCCCGCCCAACCATCTTTCGGAGGAACCCATGCAGAACGCCAGCGCGTACTTGACCAACTCACGGGCCGTCACGGCGGCGGCGAGCAGCACACCATCGACGGCCAAGCCCGTCTCGTCGGATAGCGTGGAGCGCCTGTTCGCGGAATTCGAACTGCTGTACGGCAGCCGCCTGGCCGACCTGTGGCGCGGCACCGACGTGCGCGGCGTCAAGGAGAACTGGCGCAGCAAGCTGGCCGGGATGTCGGTGGGCGAAGTGCGGCGCGGCGTGGCCGCCTGCCTGGCCCGGCCGTGGCCGCCCACGCTGCCGGAATTCCTGCAGCTGTGCCGGCCGCCGACGGATGCCGAGGCCATGTTCGCCGAGGCGCAGTGCCAGGTCAGCCGCCGCGCCTTCGGCGACGACCACTGGCCGTGCAAGGCGCTGTACTGGGCCGCCGTCGAATTTACCTTTGCCGATCTGCGCGCGCTGGCCTGGCCGAACGCCCGCGCCCGCTGGACCCGCATCCTGACCGCCAAGCTGGCGCACGAGCACGAACTGGCCGACGTACCGCGCCCGGTGCCCGCGCTGCCGGCGCCCGGCCAGGCGCTGACCGATGTGCACACCGCCCGCATGCGGCTGCAGGCAATCAAGGCGCTGTTGAAGAACAACCCAACCAATACCAGCAACACTTAAGGAGCACAGATCTATGTTCATCATCGAAGAAGAAGCACTGTTCAGCAGCGCGCACGCCGCGCTGGTTTTCGCATTCAATTTCTCCGGCCAGCAGTACGACAAGTCCATGATGGCGCGCATGGCCTCCGGACCGACCAGGGAAGGGAAGGGCCTGGGCGGCCTCGATGGCGCGGCCCAGGCCGGCATGATAAGGGCCGAGCTCGACCGCCTCGATCCGCTGCTGATGCACATCCTGATCGCGCGCGTGGCGCCGCCGGCCGTGCCTTGCGATTGCGGCCGCAACTGCTGCGCCGGCTCCAAGCCGAACAAGGTGTGGGTCGACGCCATCCTGTTCCTGACCGAGCGCGCGCTGGGCGAGATGTCCGGCCTGCTGTCGCACTACCTGCTGCGTCGCGGCATCATCGAGCGCTGCTTCGGCGTCAAGCACAACCTGGCCGACCTGGCCGACCAGTGCGGCGTGCATCGCGACACCGCCAGCGCGCACAACGCCAAGCTGGTGCGTTGGCTGAAGGGCGCGCCGGCCAAGGGCCGCATGCCGGCCGTCAGCGGCGCCGAGCACAAGGCGTGGATCGCCGTCGGCGAACTGCTGCAACAAACAAAAATGATCGATTTTTAAAAAAGTGCTTGACCGTTCCGCAAAACACGCAGAGAATAGGTCTCACTTTGATAAGTTCAAGAAGTACGTCAAAAACCCGCCCAGTGCGGGTTTTTGCATTTCTGCGGCAGTTTTTCCTCGCGCCGCTTCCTCCCTTTCTTTTCTGGTGAACTCCATGGCCGATCAAACTGATGTCGCACTAGCGCTGGTGGCGGCGATCAGCGCCGCCGTTTATCCCAACGGTACCGGCGCTGCCTCCGTCACGGGCGTTACCGCCGTGATCTACGCCGGCTGGCCCAACGCCGCCACGCTCAACGCCGACCTGAGCGCCGGCAAGGCCCACGTGTCGGTATTCCCGACCGCCACCGAACGAGTCACGCAACCGGCCTGCAGCGACTGGATGGCGCAAGCCATACCGGCCTCCACGCTGAGCCTGACGGTAGGCGCCGGCACCGTGACGGTGGCGGGTACGCCGGCGGCGGGGCAGAACGCCGCCGTGCTGGCGGACGGCCTGCCGGTGGTCTACGCGGTGCGCGCCGGCGATACGCCGACCGCCGTCGCCACCGGCCTGGCCGCGCTGCTCAATGCGCTGCGTCCGGCCAGCAATGTCGGCGCCGTCGTCAGCGTGCCGGGCGTGCGCAAGCTGGTGGCGCGGGTCGGCGTCGGCGGCAGCAATATGCGCGTGCTGCGCCGGCAGGAAAAAGTGTTCCAGATTTCGGTCTGGGCCAATAGCGCCGCCGCGCGCGATCCGCTGGCCGCCGCCATCGACGTGGCGCTGGCCGGCGCCTGGCGCGTCGCGCTGGCCGACGGCACCAGCGGCACCTTGCGCTACAAGCGCAGCGTGCAAAACGATGCGATGGAAAATGCCACCATTTTCCGTCGCGATATTCTCTATGCCGTGGAGTACGCCATCACGGATAGTGCCAGCGCAACCCAGATCGTCGCCGAGCAGCTCGGCGTCGCGATGCAGTTCGCAACAGGTGGGCAGTACGGCGCGACGACGCTGTATTCGTAACGCCGTCTTCCACCTGCTTTCTTGCCCGCCATGTGCGGGCTTTTTTTATTTTTAGGAGGCTTACATGCCGGTATCACAGCAAGGCGCCATCAACACCACGGCGCTGATCGTTCCAGATCTCTACGTACAGATAGTGCCGCCCAGCGTGTCACTGCTGAATGGCGTACCGACCAATGTGCTCGGCATTGTCGGCACCGCCCAGTGGGGCCCGGTCAATTCCGCGTCGCCGGTGGGCAGCACCGCCGACTATGCGCGCATCCACGGCTCGCTGCAAAACCGCAAGTACGACATGGGCACCGCCCTGGCGGCCGCGGTCCAGCAGGGCGCCGCCAGCATGCGCTGCGTGCGCGTGACCGACGGCACCGACACGGCCGCCACCGCGGCCATCCAGTCGGCCGGCATCGCCGCCACCGGTTCGGTGGCGTTCACCGCCAATCCGGTGGCCGCCACCACGCTGACGCTGGCCGGCACCGTGGTGACGTTCGTCGCCAGCGGCGCGGTCGGCAACCAGGTCAACATCGGCGCCTCGCTGAGCGCGACGCTGGCGACGCTGCTGGCCTTCCTGCAGGCTTCGCTGGACGTCAACATCGACAAGTTCACCTTTGCGCTCAATGCCAATACGCTGAACCTGGCGGCGCTGCTGCCCGGCGTGGCCGGCAATACGCTGACCGTGGCCACCACCGTGGCGGGCGCCACCGCGTCCGGCGCCACGCTGGCCGGCGGCGTGGCCGGCACCCCGGCGCTGACGCTGAGCGGCAAGTACACCGGTTCGCTGGGCAACAGCCTGCAGGCCACCATCGCCGCCGGCAGCCAGACCGGCACCGCCAAGGTGACGCTGGCGCTGTCGGGCTTCGCGCCCGAGGTATTCGACAACATCCCCGGCGCCGGCAATGCGCTGTGGGTGAATATGGCGGCGGCCATCAACAACGGCAACAGCGTCGCGCGTCCGGCGTCGGTGCTGGTGTCGGCGGTGGCCGGCGCGGCGGTCGGCGTGCCGGCGTATGCCAGCTCGAACTTCGCCGGCGGCACCGACGGCGCCAACAACATCACCGGCGCGCTGCTGCTCGGTTCCGACCTGGGCAGCCGCACCGGCATGTACAGCCTGCGCAGTTCCGGCGCGGCGGTGGCCATGCTGACCGATTGCGACGACATCAGCACCTTCGCGGCGCAGGCTGCGTTCGGCCTGTCCGAGGGCATCTACATGGTCGGCGTGACGCCGCAGGGCGACACCCCGGCGGCTGCGGCGGCGGCCAAGGCGGCGGCCAACATCGATTCGTATGCGTTCAAGCTGCTGCTGGGCGACTGGGTCTACTGGAGCGATCCGGTCAACGCCATCACCCGCGTCATCTCGCCGCAGGCGTTCGTGGCCGGCCTGCTGGCCAACCTGTCGCCGGAGCAGTCCAGCCTGAACAAGGCGCTGTACGGCATCGTCGCCACCCAGCGCAGCCTGCAGAACCGCGCCTACTCGGCGGCCGAGCTGCAAGTGCTGGGCCAGGCGGGCATCGATGTGATCGCCAATCCGGTGCCGGGCGGCGCTTACTTCGGTGCGCGCTTCGGCCACAACACCTCGTCCAACCCGGTCACGAACGGCGACAACTACACCCGCATGACCAACTACATCGCCTACACGCTCAACACCGGCATGGGCAAGTTCGTCGGCCGTTTGCAGTCCAGCCGTGCCGACGATCCGACCCGCCTGCAGGCCAAGGCCACGGTCGACGCCTTCCTGGCCAATATGCGGCAGCAGGGCCAGGTGGCGGACTTCTCCACCATCTGCGACCTGAGCAACAACCTGGTTCCGCGCATCGCCACCGGCTACATGCAGATGGACGCCAAGGTGCAGTACCTGTCGGTGGTCGAGAAGTTCCTGATCAATATGGAGGGCGGCCAGTCGGTGCAGGTCGCCCGCACCAGCACCGTGGCCGCCAACTAAGGCGGTTTTCACTTTCATCCATGCCGCCTGAGGGCGGCTTTTTTATTTGGAGCGACATATGTCGGCAGCAAACCAAACCCTGGGCAAGGACATCCGCGTCGTCATCACGACGGCCACCGGCAACTTGAACATTCCCACCACGGCGATCATGAAGTTCGACGCCCAACCCGTCACCACCGAGGAAAAGCGCACCGGCCTGGACGGCGAAGCGCGCCACACGGTCACGCACAACGGCTGGAAGGGTTCGTTCGAAATCGACCGCTTCGACAGCACGCTGGACGATTTCTGGGCCCAGGCCGAAGCCAATTACTACAACGGCATGAACGTGCCGTACGGCTTCATCCAGGAAACCATCCAGGAACCCAACGGCGGCGTCTCGCAGTACCGCTATGAAAAAGTGGTCTACAAGCTGACCGAGCTGGGTGCCCGCGAAGGCGACAAGACCGTCAAGATGAAACTGGAATTCATGGCCTCGCGCCGCTTGAAAGTCCAGTAAGCCCGGTGCTGCAAGGCGCGCGTCCATTCGGCCGCGCGCCATTTTTTATCGAACAGGAACTGCAATGAACAAACCAACTATTTCCATCGAGACGGTGTCGGACGACATCGTCAAGGCCGCCAATGCGGTCGCCACCGTCGCCGCCGGCGGCCTGCGCATCGGCCTGAAGAAGCCGAACGTGCTGCGCCAGTACCAGATCGTCGAGACGGTCGGCGCTGCGGCGCGCAACGAGGTCTACATGGGCATGGTCATGCCGCTGCTGTGGGTGACGCACATCGACGGCGACGACCAGCCGCCGCCATCGACCAAGCGCGAGCTCGAAGCGCTGATCTCGCGCCTGGGCGAGGACGGCGTCAGTGCCGTCATGCACCACGTGGCGGAGCAGGCCGGCGTTGCCGTGTCCGAGGCCGCCGTAAAAAACTAGCACGGAACCCCGCATTCGCCACGGTGGTGTACCTGGTGAAGAACGGGGTTCCGTTCGATGTGGCGTTGAGCCTGCCGGAAGAAGTCGGCACTGCCTGGGCGATTGCCCTGGGCGAGCAAGAGGGCGGCGAATTCGATTTCGCCGCGATGCGTTGGATGCCCAGGAAGTAAGGGCGCGATCTACAGGAGTTCCCATGGCAGGACCATACATTTCAATGATCAATCTGCGGCTGACAACCGAGACCGGCCAGGCGCTGATCGATCTCGCCAAGCGGCTCAAGGACGTCGACGACGCCGCCAGGAAGACCAAGACCGGCATGGCAGGGCTGGAAGAGGCGTTCAAGAAAATCAAGGAGAAGGGCGCGTTCGGCAAGGGCGTGGCCGGCGTGGGCTTGGGCATGTTTGAACAGCTCAAGAAGCCGTATGAGGAAGCCGCCAAGGCCGCCCAGGCCCAGGCGAATTTCGAGACGCTCAACCTGGGCGCGCAAGCCAACGCCGACGTCTACGCCAAGGCCGCCGCCGTGTCGCACCAGGTGCTGGGCAGCGGCATCGCCGACAACATCACCCGCGTGCGCGAACTGCATGGCGTGCTGGGCGATCTGCCGCAATCGCTGGCGCTGTCCGGCGACTTTGCCCAGTACGCTTTCGCGGCCACCGCCGCCAACGGCGGCAAGGAGGTCGAGGGCCAGACGGTCAACGCCGCCAAGGCCCTGTCGCTGCGCGGCGGCAACCTGAGTGCTTCCGCACCGGCGCTGCGCGAGGAGCTGGACTTGCAATCGCGGGTAAGCCTCGCCAGCGGCGGCAAGGTCGGCGGTGCGGAATTCGTTGCGGCCGGCAAGGCCGGCAAGCAAGCCTACCAGCACTACGACAAGGAATATTTGTACGGCCAGTTTTCCGCCTACATGGCGCAATCGTCGGGCGAAACGGCCGGCGCCAACGGCCAGGCCGCCTACGCGACGCTGGTGGGAGGCGGCATGGACGGCAAGGCCAAGGGCTTTCTGTCCCAGCTGGGCCTGTTGCAGGCGCAGGGCAAGGGCCATCCCGGCCCCGCCGGCCTGAGCGCGGCCAACGCCGGGCTGATGGCGCACCGGCCGGACAAGTTCATCGGCGAGGTGCTGGTGCCGGCCATGCGCAAAAAATACGGCAAGATCGGCAACGAGCAGATGGCGTCGTTGCTGGAGAAGAAATTCGACCAGCCGACCGCGCGTTTCCTGGGCGACCAGATCGTCAACCAGCCGCGCCTGCAAAACCAGGCGCAGGCTTACCAGAAGGCCGGTGGCTACGGCGGCGCCTATCAGAGTGCGCTGCAATCGCCGAAGGGTGCGGAAATGGCGGCGGCGCAGGCCTGGAAGAATCTGCTGACGGTGATCGGCAGCGCCTACCTGCCGCGCGTCGTCGGAGGCCTGACGTCGCTGGCGCACGGCCTCGACAAGCTGGGCGCGCTGCTGGAGGAGTATCCGGGGCTGACTACGGGGCTGGTCTACGGCTTCGGCCTGCTGGCCGCCGCGCTGGCGATCGGCGGCACGGTCAGCATGCTGACCGCCTGCCTGGGCGGGCTGGCCACGGCGGGCACCATCATCGTGGCGGCGCTGGCGCCTGTGGGTGTCGTGCTCGGGGCGCTTGTTTCACCGATCGGCCTGTTGGTGGCCGCGTTGGCTGGCCTGTTATACCTCGTGTTGCGCAAACCGCCGCCCAAGCCGGAGACGCCGGATGCGCAGTCGGCTGTGCGGCCGCCATTCGCTGCATCCGGGCCTTATCTGGTCGGCTCGGCGCCGCTGCGTGCGGGCACTCCGGCACCCGTCAAGCTGTCGCCCGCCGTGCCTTACCAGACCTTCAGCCCGGTGCCGCCGCCGATGCCGGCGCCGGTGTTCAAGGTCGAAAACAAGCTTGACTATCGCAACATCACCACCCGCATCTTCCAGGAGGCGGGCACGCGCATGGCGCGGCCGCCAACCGGCCCCAACACTCACGACGGCAGCATGCACGCTCCGTCGGTCGCTTACGCAGGATAGACATCATGGCCAACACAGCATTTACCCTGACCCTGGGCAGCGAAACCTTCCAGGACTTTGAGATCCCGGAGAGCATCCCGCTCGGCGGCAAGCAGCAGCTGGTGGCGCACCAGCTGCCTGGCGGCGCGCGCGTGGTGCAAGCGATGGGCGCCGAGGACCAAGCCATCCAATGGAGCGGCGTGTTCCTCGGCGCCACGGCGCTGCAGCGCGCCCGCGCCATCGACCTGATGCGGGTGGAAGGCAAGCCGCAGCAGCTGGCCTTCTTCGAATACAAGTTCCGCGTCATCGTCAAGAGCTTCCAGTACAGCGTCGAGCAGCGCTACCGCTTGCGCTATACGCTGGAGCTGGACGTGATCGAAGACAGCACCCGGCCGCGGCCGGCCGCCAAGGCCGCCGACCTGAACGCCGCCATCAGCGCCGACGTCGCCAAGGCCGGCGCCATCGCCGCCAAGGTCGGCGATCCGAAACTGACCGGCTTGATGAAGACGATGAACGACAGCATCAAGTCGGTCGCCGATTTCGTCCAGGCCGGCAGCAAGGCCATCAACGGCGTGCTGGAACCGGTGCGCGGCGTCGCCACCCAGGTCAAGGGCATGATCGCCGAGGCCGGGGCGGTGCTGCAGACTGTTACCACGCTGGGCGGCATCCTGCCCAACAACCCTGTCGCGCAGCAGGCCGCCAGGCTGACCAAGCAACTGGACGCGGCCGTCAAGCTGCCGGACCTGCACCAGTTGCAGGCCGTGGTCGGCCGCATCGAAAGCAACCTGACGCGCGCATCGGGGGCGGTGACGTCCTTGCAGAAAGTGGTGGTCGGCGGCGAGAACCTGTTCAAGCTGGCCGCCAAAACCTACGGCGACGCCACCAAGTGGATCGCCATCGCCCAGGCCAACAAGGTCACGGACCCCAACGTCAAAGGGGTGCAGAGCGTGGCGGTGCCGCCGTCGCCGGCGGATACCGGTGGAGCACCCGTCCAATGATCAACCAGGCACAAGCAACCAGCAGCGGCAGCCGGCCGCGCGGCATGGTGTATGCCAACGGCGTGCCCTTGAGCGGCGTCCACAGCTTCGAGGTGGTCAACAACGCCTTCTTCCAGGCCGACACCTTTCATCTGACCATGCTGCTGTCGGCCCAGCCGCCCGGGCGCGGTGTGGATTTCTGGTCGCGCCAGGAACAGCTGGAGCTGGAGTTCCTGCTGGGCTTCCCGGACGATCCGGACACCCCGCGCAAGTCCGACCTGACCAGCTTCCTGCTGGGCTGCGCCGACGAGATCGAGATCGACCCCGGCGCCAACACCATAGTGCTGACGGGCCGCGATCTCAGCGCCAGGCTGATCGACTTCAAGCGTACCAAGGTGTTCAGCAGCGGCCAGCTGGTGGCGTCCGACGTCGTGACCCAGATCGCCAAGGCCCAGGGCCTGACGCCGGTGGTGACGCCGACCACGGTGGCGGCCGGCGGCTACTACCAGATCGTCAAGGCGCTGGTGGCGTCGGACGTGACGTACTGGGACATCGTCACCAAGCTGGCGCAGTACGAAGGCTACCAGGCCTATGTGCGCGGACGCGAGCTGCATTTCGAGCCGCGCGTGGCCAAGAGCGCCGACCCGTACGTGCTGCACTGGCAGGCGCCGCCGGCCGATGGCGGCGCTGCGGCATCGAACGCGATGGAGCTGAGCTTCCAGCGCAACCTGTCGCTGGCCAAGGATTTGCGCGTCAAGGTCTTGTCGTTCAACAGCAAGACCAACCAGGCGGTCAGCGAAGTGGCCGAGCGCAAGCGCGTGCAGCAGCAGGGCGGCGTGGCCGTGCCGTTCGGCGGCGAGCCGCAAGAGTACGTGCGCACTTTTCCCAACCTGGACGCCAGCCGGGCGCAAGCCAAGGCCAAGGCCATCCTGCAGGAATTGTCGGCGCACGAAATGAGCCTGTCGGCCGAACTGCCGGGCGATGTGCTGCTGATGCCCACCAGCCTGATTCAGGTGACGGGCACCGGCAGCGCCTTCGACCAGGCATATTACACGGCCTCGGTCACGCGCCAGTACGCCTACGACGGCGGCTTCCGCATGAGCGTGGCCGCCAAGAACCAAACCCCGAACTCGTGAACGGAGAACCTCGCATGAACACACTCATCAACAGTATCCGGCTGGTGTCGCAGACGGCCGGGCAGGGCCTGGCGCGCACCCGCATCGGCACCGTCACCAGCTACGACCCCAACACCTACAGCGCCAAGGTGCTGCTGCAGCCGGAAGGCGTGGAGATCGGCTGGCTGCCGATCACCAGCGCCTGGAGCGGCAACGGCTGGGGCCTGTTCTGCCCGCCGACCTCGGGCGACACGGTGCAGCTGGAATTCCAGGAGGCCAGCATGGACGCCGGCCTGATCGTCGGCCGCTTCTACAGCGACCAGGCGCGGCCGCTGCCGGCGCCCAGCGGCGAGCTGTGGGCCGTGCACAAGAACGGCGCGCAGTTCAAGCTGCTCAACAGCGGCGCCGCAGTGTTCAGCGACGGCCACGGCGCCAGCATCACGCTCAACGGCGACGGCAGCATCACGTCGGCGGCGTCGAGCTGGAACCACAGCGGCACGTTCAAGCTCAGCGGTGACGCCACCATCAGCGGCAAGCTGGCCGTCAGCGCCGATGCGTCCATCACCGGCAAGCTGGCTGTCAGCGCCGACGCCAGCGTGGATGGCAAGCTCACCGTGGCAGGCGACGTCCGCGGCTCCGGCGTCAGCCTGCGCACCCATACCCATCCCGGCGTGCAGTCCGGCCCGGGGATGACGGGAGCACCGGTGTGAGCGATCTTTCCCACTACATCGGCGGCGATCTGGCGCTGTCCGTCACCGGCGACCTGGCATTGAGCAGCGGCACGCTGGAAGGCCAGCAGCGCATCCTGCGGCGCCTGCTGACCAACGCCGGCGACTACCTCTGGCACCTGGACTACGGCGCCGGCGCCTCGCAGGAAATCGGCAAGACGCTGGACGCCGGCCGCCTGCGCGCGCTGATCCGCGAGCAATTGTTTAACGAGACCATCGTCTCACACCAGCCTGATCCGGTCATCCTGATCAGTCCCATCGACCACGGCATCAGCGTGCGCATCCAGTACGTCGATGCCGAGGTCCGGCAGCCGGTCAATCTGGCATTCAACATCAACAGGTAAGCCATGACTATCACTACCAAGACCTTCTCCACGCTGGTTGCCGACCAGGTGGCCGCGATCCAGGCCAAGACGTCCAGCCTGATCGACTTCACCGTCGGCTCCATGCTGCGCGCGCTGGTGGAAACCAACGCCGCCCTCGGCCTGTGGCTGCAGGCCATCGCGGTGCAACTGCTGTCGACGATGCGCGCCGCGACCGCCAGCGACGCCGATCTCGACAGCTGGATCGCCGACTACGGCCTGGCGCGCCTGCCGGCCCTGCCGGCGGTGGGCGCCGTCACCTTCGCCCGCTTCACGCCGACCAGCCAGGCGCTGATCCCGTTCAGCACGCAGGTGCGCACGGCCGACGGCAGCCGCAGCTACACCGTCGCGGCCGACACCAGCCACCCGGCCTGGACGGCGGACGGCTATGTGCTGGCGGCCGGCGTGCCCAGCCTGACGGTGCCGGTGCGCGCCAACGTCGCCGAGGCGGCGGGCAACGCCGGCGCCGGCCAGGTCAGCGTGCTGTCGCAGGCGGTGACGTATGTCGACACCGTCAGCAACGCGCTGTCGTTCTCCGGCGGCGCCGACGCCGAAACCGACGCCGCGCTGCGGACCCGCTTCGTCGTCTATATCGCCTCGCTGTCGCGCGCCACCCGGGCCGCGATCGGCTACGCGATCAGCTCGGTGCAGCCGGGCGCGGTCTACACCATCACCGAGAACCAGCAGTACAACGGCACGGCCGATCTGGGCTACTTCTACGTGGTGGTGGACGACGGCTCCGGTGCGCCGTCGGCGGCCTTCATCAACGCCGTCAGCAGCGCCATCGAAGCGGTGCGGGCGATCACCACGCGCTTCGGCGTGTACACGCCGGTGATCGTGCCGGTCGCCGTCTCGCTGGCGGTGACGCTGGCTGCCGGCTACGACACCGTCGCCACGCGCGGCCAGGTGCAGGCCGCGATCCAGAACTACATCAACGCGCTGGCGCTGGGGCAGACGCTGACCTACACCCGGCTGGCGCAGGTGGCTTACGACACCTCGCCCGGCGTCACCAATGTGACGGCGATGCAGCTCAACGGCGGCAGCGCCGACGTCGCGGTGACGGCGCGGCAGGTGCTGAAGTTCTCGACCGTGACGGTGTCCTGATGGCGGCCGGGGACAACGGCGACATCGTCGCCCGCCTGAAGGCCACGCTGCCCACCTGGTTCAGCGACAGCACGCCGGTGCTGGACGCCTTGCTGTCCGGCTGGGCGGCAAGCTGGTCCTTCGTGTATGCGCTGCTGGCCTACGTCAGGCAGCAAAGCCGGCTGCTGACCGCCAGCGACGGCTGGCTGGACATGATCGCGGGCGACTTCTTCGGCCTTGGTTTGCAGCGCCAGCCGTACCAGACCGACCAAAGCTACCGGACCGCGATCCAGGCCAACATCTTCCGCGAGCGGGGCACGCGCGCCGGTGTGGTCAAGCTGTGCCAGGACATCACCGGCCGCACGCCCATCCTGATCGAGTCGGGGCGGCCGCAGGATTACGGCGCGTATGGCCAGCCCACCGGTTTCTACGGCCGGGGCCGTTACGGCACGCTGAGCACGACGCCTTACGAGTGTTTCGTCAAGGTGTACCGGCCGCTGCCGGGCACGCCGCAATATGGCATCGCCGACGCCGACATCTACGCCGCCATCGACGCGGTGCGGCCGCATAACGTGACGGTCTGGGTGCAGCTGCTGTAAGGGCTGCCGCGTTTTTTTATCCACAAGGCCGCTACCCGCGGCCTTTTTTCTTTCAGGAGCAGTATGGATCGCGCAACTGTTTATAACGGTGAGGAACTGATCGAGACCGACATTTTGAACGGCAACAAGTTCGCCATGGTCGGTCTCGCCAAACTCGCCCAGGCCGTGCTGGGCACGGCGCCGGTGTTGCAAGGCCTGGCGTGCACGCCGGGCACGGGCCTGACGGCGGCGATCGCCGCCGGCCAGGTGTATCAAATGGCGGCGGTCGACGCGACGCCGTATTCGTCGCTGGGCGTCGATGCGCGCCAGGTGCTCAAGCAGGGCATCCTGGCCGACCCGATCGCGCTGCCCGTGCCGGCGCCTGGCACGGCCGGCAAGTCGATCAACTACCTGGTGCAGGTGCAGTTCCAGGAGGTCGATACGGGTGCGCTGGTGCTGCCGTTTTATAACGCCAGCAATCCGGCCATCCCCTACAGCGGCCCGGGTGGTTTGGGCACGTCCAGCATGACCATCCGTTGCGGCAAATGCGCGGTACAGGTCAAGGCCGGCGCGATGGCCAACACCGGTTCGCAAGTGACGCCGACGGCCGACGCCGGCTGGATCGGCGCCTACAGCGTGCAGGTGGACTACGGCATGACCACGGTGCCGGCGCCGAACATCGTGCCGGTGGCGGGGGCGCCGTTCCTGACGCTGGCGTTGCCGCAGGCCGCGCCGCTCAACAGCCCGGCCTTCACCGGCACGCCGACGGTACCGACGCCGGCGCCGGGCGACAGCAGCCAGAAGGCGGCCAGTTCTGCCTTCGTGGCGGCGGCGGTCAGCAGCGTCAACACGTCGCTGCTGTCGGTCATCAGCAATAACAACAAGGTGCAGGTTTCTGACATGTATTTTTACGGCCAACTCTAAGAGGACAACATGGCAAGCTATGTAGCAAAAGCGTCGCCCCCGGCGGCGACCTATACCACGCTGGGCACCATGCCTGGCGATATGACGGTCAACCTGATAGCCGTGAACCGCGATCAGATTAACGCGGTGACGGTGCGGGTGGGTATTTCGGCGGCGGTGGTCGCACCGTCGCCAATTCCGAATGCCGACTACATCGAACCGCCTGATCTGGTGATCCCGGCTGGGGGCAAGCTGGAGCTGACGGGCTATGCCCTGGCAACTGGCGAGGTAGTGACGATTTTTAACAGCGCGGCCACGGTGAGCTGGCGCGTACATGGACGATAGGAGCAATCATGGGACGTTTTTTATCAGGTAATTCCGGCGGCGCCGGCGGATCGTCGGCCACGCCGGCCATCACTACCACGCTGATCGCCGGCGAAGCGGTGCAGCAAGGCGACATCATCACCCAGGGGGGCGATGGCTTGGCGTACTGGGCCACCGACCCGGCCAAGTCTGGCGCGGGGGCCGCATTGCGGCCGGTGTTTTCCCAGACCGGTCTCACCGGTGGGTTGACGGGTGCGGTGAGCGTTACAGCACTGACGTTAACGCCGCAACAAGTGGCGTACCCCGCCGCCGCCAAGTCGGCGGTGCTGTCGAATGGCAATGTCGTACACGCTTGGGGGTGCGCGACTGCGCCATGGAACTCGGTCTTCATGATCACCGATGCTACTGGTTTGACACTGGTGCCGCCTACCTATGGACAAGCCAATTCAAGCGGTGGCTACGTCGGTCTTTGCGCGCTGGTTGGCGGCGGTTTTGTGATCTCGACCGCCAGCCAGGCAAACAGCTACAACACCTACTTTACGATTTACGATAACGTTGGCAATGTCACGACCGCAGCGACACGATTCGGCAGCGGTGGCCAGGTCGGCACCGGCTCTTACGAAGTCATGGCACTGCTTGGCCTGCAGAACGGCAACTTCGTGATGGTCGCCGACCTGTTTGGAGGCGCCGGCCAGATTCCGTATATGGGCGTGTTCACGCCGGGCGGTGCTACGGTGCTAGCCGCAGCCCCACTCGCAGCGCAATTGAGCGGGGGGCCGGCATCGTTCACCACAAGCATAGTACAACTCACCGGCGGCGGTTTTGGCATTGCGTTCTCGTCGGGGAGTGGGGGGCCGTGTGTCGCGCGCTACGCCACGTTCAATGCCGCAGGTGTGCAGCAAGGCACGACCGTCAATGGACGCAGTCAGGTATCTGGTTATGGCCAGTTGCAGGCGGTGGCCCTGGCCAATGGAAATTGGATGGCGGCGGAGGTCGTCAGTGGTCAGAATCCTTATGTGTATGTCTTCACTGCTGCCGGGCTACAACTCGGCAGCACGAACACCACGATAGATCCCAGTCCGGGATGGTCGACTCAGCTTGCGAAGCCTGTCCTGCTGTCTTCCGGAAATGTATTTTTGGCCTACACCGGCAACAGCTCGGCGACGGGGGTTTCCGGTCACGTATTGACGCCTGCCGGCGCAGCCTTGATCAGCATGGTGGGTGGCAATGCGCTGTCGACCGGAACCAGTGGCGTCGCGCCTGTTGCTGTCGCTTACGGTAATGACAGCGTGATTTTATACAGCGGTCTTGGGGCGACTCTTTCGTATCTGAAGTATGGGAATTCCCCAGTCGGCCCTTTCATCAACACCGTTGCCACGTCCAGCATCGCCGGAAACGTTGCCTCCCCCGTGGGGATACGCGTGCTGCCTGTGACGTTCCCCAATCAGGTCGCCAATACGATGTCTTTCCTCATCGCGAGCTTTCTACCGACACAGGTCGTCGTCGAAGGGCACTTCGCTTACCGGCAGGCGCAAACGCCGATTGGCGTCGCCACCGCCAGCGCGGCCCAAGGCGGGGCGGTGCCGGTCCAGATAACTGGCAACGCAACGCTGCGCTTGGGCTTCAGCCAACCATACGCCGTGGACGCCAACGCCGGTTCGCCGCCGGGGCAGCGCATGGTAGTAGTCGGCAATCAAGCGATTCTGTCCGGCGCGCAGCCGCCGCAGTCTCGCCGTCAAATTAACTAAGCGGAGAAATATATGACAACAGGATTTATCGGGGCGATGGCCAATTCGGGCACCCTCGCTTATACGGCGCCTGTCGACGCGAAGCTGATGATCACGGCTTCCGCATATGGCGGTAACGGTGCGTTATCGATCAATGGCGTTGCTACGGTGTACTGCACTCCCGGCACGAATATAGCCTTCAGCCATTTCATCGGCGCCGGACAGACTGTGGTGATTTCCGTCGCTACCTATGTATGTTGTTCCGTTTCCGTATTGGAGGGGTCTTAATCATGAAACTGATTTTCGTAAAAGAGAGTCTGGTCGTTGGAATTGGTTATGCCGCCGTACCCGCCGTGGCGATCCACTCCACAATCGCGGGAACGCAGCAGTACCAGCTGATGGACGATTTGCCGGTGGATATAGGCTGGAGCTGCAAGCTAGTCGATGAAGCTCCAGTCTTCACCCCGTCGACCGCGCTGCCGCCGCTCACGCCCATGACCGTGTACATGGCCTTCACCCCCGCCGAACGCATCGCCATCAAAGCCTCGAAAGACCCGATGGTCGCCGAGTTCTGGGCCATGTACCAGCTGTCGGTGCAGCTCGACAAGCCGACCGACCCCAACCTGGCCTCGGTGCGCGACATCATCGCCTACCTGGCCAAGCCGGCGTCGCCCGGCCCCGGCGGCGGAATCTTGGCGTCGCCGGAGCGGGTGCAGCAGATCCTGGCCGGCATCCCGCAGTAAAGAGCCAACGTTCAACACCACAGCCACCTTCGGGTGGCTTTTTTATGCCTGGAGAACATGCGCATGACACACGAAACCATCGAAACCGGCGCCGCCATGCTGGCCAAGACCGCGCCGCCCATCGCCGTCGTCGGCGCCGAATACATCGGCATCACGCTGCCGGAACTGGTCCACCTGGCGACCCTGTTCTACGTCGGCCTGATGATCGTCCACAAGTGCTGGCACATGTGGAAGGAATGGAAGACCGGCAAGATCACGTCCGAGTCGGAAGGGGAGTTGCCATGACCCCCGCCGACTTCATCGCCGCCATCGGCCCCCCCGCCCGCGCCTCGGCCGCCCGCACCCGGGTACCGGCCAGCTTCGCGCTCGCCGAGGCGGCACTTGAGTCCGGCTGGGGCGCGTCGCAGCTGGCGCTGCAAGCCCGCAACCTGTTCGGCGTCAAGGCCGATCCGTCCTGGCGCGGCGACGTGCTGCTGATGCCGACCCGCGAATTCCTCAAAGGCCAGTGGCAGATGCAGCCCGCCCGCTGGCGCAAGTATCCGGATTGGCAAGGTTGCATCGACGACCACGCCGCCTTCCTGCTGGCCAACCCGCGTTACAAGCCGGCGTTTTCCTGCCGCGGCGGCGAGGCGTTCGCGCGCGCGGTGGCCGCCGCCGGCTACGCCACCGATCCGCAATACGCCGACAAGCTGATCGCCGTGATGCGCGGCCGCCAACTGTCCATCTTTGACCGTCCGGAGGCGCCATGAAATCCGCCTTCCTGACCCCGCTGATCACCGAGTGCGTCGACGACCTGGCCGCCGGCGGACGCGGCACCTGGCGCGTGATGGCGCCGTTCCGCTATCAATCTGAAATCCTCGGCCGGGTGATCGAAGTCGAAGCCGGCTTCCTGACCGACTACGCCAGCGTGCCGCGCCTGCCGGTGCTGTACCTGCTGTTCGGCGACACCTCGCACAAGGCGGCCGTGATCCACGACTGGCTCTACCATCACCACGAGGTGTGCGACGAAGCCACCGCCAACCGCGTGCTGCGCGAGGCGTCGGAGGCCGACGGCATTCCGGCCTGGCGCCGCCTGGGTATTTATCTGGGCGTCAAAATCGGCGGCACGCCGTCATGGAGGGCGGACGGCGCCGCTTAAAGCGCGCATATTATTGGTACACTGCTGCATCCGAAAATTCTGAAAGAAGAAAATGACATCCGGCCCACTGCCCAACAATGCGACCACCGAAGAAACCTGTTCCTGGTTAAGTGAACAGACCGGCACGCCATGGAACCTGGCGCGCTTGTTGGAGGCAGGCTTGACTCCCCATGTCTGGCTGGATTATTCGGAGGAATATGCCGGCTTATTTGCCGAGGGAATTACCCGCTATCCCGCACCGATATTCTTTATCGACGATACCCAGCGGCTTGCCGCCGGCAGCAGCGACGTATTAATCCGTATGACGCGCGATTCGGACAAGATAGTCTTCAAACTGAAACCGCCGGGTATCACCATGCCTTTGGATGCGCTGCGTTTCTTTCATCGGGATATAGCCAATGTATTGGAAAATATATTGAACCCGAAAGAAGAAGTTGTCGCGGCGCCTCCGAAGGAAATTCTCAAAGGGATTACCAAGGAAGAAGTGCTGCGCGTATTCGGCGGCATGGCCAAGCTGGATTGGGAAAAGTCGCTGGCGAGCGGCATCGGTATATTCGGCGATGACGGTGCGCGGGTCAGAAAGAATTCGCGCGCCGGGAAGAATACCCATCTGTGGAATCCGGTAACGCTGGCCTTGGGATTAAACGATGTCTATCGCGTACCGATGTCGCATTTGAAGAAGGCCTTCGCCACCCAGCCGGACCTGCGCCCCTGGAAACCGGCCTGGCTGGAGTCTCTGGCTCTGCTGGGAGAGTAA